GGATTGCATCATCAGCAAGAACCCCTGCAAATTCAGGAAGATCTTTCACATCTTCATGGGACTTAAAATCAGTGCGATCTTTGAATTTTTCAGTGCATCTTTTATTTTTTGTCTTCACATAACCCTTGAAGAACACTGATTTCACCCCTTTCTGTAATAACTTTTTTCATCATGCCACCCCAAAATCTTTCAGCCTTTTCAGTGCCATGTCTATATACCATTGTTTGTCCAGTTCAGCAGGCACTTTGACACCATCAATTGCTTCATTGAACAGGAAGCAATGTTCAGGGGAATTGGCAACTTTTTCTGCTTTGTTTTTCCTGACTGACATTTTCATCAGGTTTCCTTTGTTCTGATCCTTGGAAGCAAATGCCCTGACACATTTTTCATTCAGGATTTTGGATCCCCACATCAGGTATTTATATTTGTTTCCAATCTTTGTAACCATCTGAAATTCCTTCAGCATGTCGCAGGATCCAATTGTTTTTTCAACAGGCACATTGTGAACTATGTATTCAACAATTGCCTTGTTTACCACTGGGAAATCACCATAATCAAGATCTGAAAGCTTCTTCACATAAGCACCTTTTGATTTGTAGTGACCATCTGCGGCAACAGCTATGTAATTATTGACATCCTTCTGAATAATCTTCACATATTCATCAAATTCCAGTTCCAGTCCAGTGCGCTTTTCCCAGTCATAACAGATGTCATCCACAAGTTCATAGAATTCATCAGGATCCTGTCCATCAGGCATTCTAATCAAAATACCATCAGTATTTGATTGAATCAGTTGACAGTGCGTTTCAAGTTTTTCAATCAGATCTAAAATCAGAAGCTGACCATAAACACAAACCCTGTTTGCTTGTCTTGGATCCCACATTGCAGACTGTTTATCTTTCATAATTCCATAAGTGGAATTTAGAACAAGTTTCAAGGACTGCTGAATTGGATTCTTTGCCTTTTTCATTTCCAATCTTGTGTGATAGATTTCCACATATTTTGATGGATCTTCCATGTTTCTGGAATGAAGGTTGTACCTAATCATTAGTGAAGGATACAGACTTGCGACATCACACATCAGATAGAATCCAGTTCCTTGGTATCTTTCAAGTGCGCCATGCACACCACCACAACCAAACTGATGTGGACAACCTGCAATCATTGTGTCAAGTTGAACTTTCTTATTGTCCCTTGAATAACACCTGTTTTTAGGATTGTTGTACCAATCAAGGACATTAGTGTATTTCTTAATGTTTAATGTGTCTGGAAAATCAATGTCAAATTCATCTTCATGTGGTTGCTTGTGCGCCTGAAGGATATATGCAGAAAGTTGTGCCTTTGTTTTACCAATCAGGGACAAATCAAGCGGTTTATCCTTGCAGGCAAATTTCACAAGTCCCAAATGGGCATTAAATTCATCTTTCCTTGCAATGAAGACCTTCAATGTTTCCATAACATCATGGCGGCAGTACACAAGTGTTTCTTCTATTTCTTCAGGTGTCAACTTTCGGTCAATATCAAATGGAATTGATGATTCTTTAATCATTGAACCCATTGAACCTTCAAACCATTTCAGACCACGATCCACATTTCCCATGACATCATAGTTATTTAGTGGAATCTTCTGGAATAAGCTTGAATATTGCCAACCATCATGTTCTTTAACAATGATCCAATCATTGATTTTCTTTGGATCCATTCCAAGCAGAATGCCTTTCAGGATGTACTGATCATAGTGTCTGGAATTGAATCCAACCCAGATGTCATGTTTGTTTTCTTCATAAAACTGAATCAGCTTGTCTGTGTCATTGACAATATTGCCTTCCCACTTCTTTGTAGGATCCACAAGAACAACCAACCAGTCATATTTGAAAACTTCAAAATCGTAAAAGATCATTTCATCCATCCTTTCTGAAGTGGGGAAGGGCAGGAACCCTTCCCCTAAATACTTGGAATTAGTCTTCTAAAAGGAATACTTCTGTAATTTCAAAAGTGTTATAACCCTTCTTGTTTTCACTATAATTAAGAGCATATTCAAAGGAATTTGCGATTTGTTCATGAATGTCCATGATTAGATTTCCATATTGTGAATATGTCTTAAATTCCACTTCAGGAACAACAGTGCATTCTGAAGCAAGACTACGAAGCATTTCATTTGCCTGATGAATCTGAAATCCTTGTGTGATCACTTGATTCATGAAGATAAACTGTCCTTTGTATTCACCATCAACAATCTTGAACCAAATTGAAAGCATAGGATTTCCAGAAGTCTTTGCCGCAACAAGTTCCATCTTTTCAACCGAAACTTCATAGGATCCATGTGGAACTTCCTTGTAGTTGTTTTGTCCTGCATTTTCTTTAGCTTCGGCAACATCTTTCTGAAGTCCTTCAGTGTCAAATGTCTTGTCCCACTTGTCAAATAAATTATTGTCTGCCATCTTTTAATACCAACCTTTCTTTAAAATGGAATATCATCAGGATTTACTTCTTCAACAGGTTCTGTTCTTCTTTTTCTCTTGCGAATAGGCTTTTCTTCAGCTTCTGCCTGAACAGATGCTTCAGGAACAACAGGTTCATCAACTGGTTCAGTTTCAGCTTCCACTGGTACAAATGTGGATTCAGAATCTTTCCTTTGTTTTGAATTATTTTCAGGTTTAAGATTTGGAACACCTGCATTTGTTTCATCATACAGACCACAGAAAGCTTCATAATTAAGTGAAATTTCTGCTTCCTTAAAGTTAAGTCTACCGCCACCAAATATAACTTCACTGCGCTTAAAAGAAAGAATGTATTCACCTTCATCAGCAATTGCCCTTGCAACAATGTCCACCATTCCTGCAACTTTATTTGCAACCTTATCATTGATATTTGGTTTAATTGCTGTCAATTTGTCACCACCCTTTTTAGTGATGTCTTTTGTGCTATCAAGATGGGAAATAAGAATGATGTTTTCATAGTCCATATTCATCAATCTTTTCAATGTTGATAGAAATTCTGTTCTAACCTTATCCCATGCCCTGAAAGAATCATCAGATTCATGGGTGATCCCCATCTGGTTGTACATGTACAACCTACAAGATTCATAAGTGTCTTCAAGAAGATCCACAACAATGGTTTTAAAGGTATTTTCTTTCAGTTCAAGTTCTGCAATTGCATCTTTAAAAACTTCCCATGCCATCTTTCTGACAGTCATTCTGCCTTCCTTGTGAACATCATCCTTAATAGGAATAAAAGGTGCATCAACAAACTTGATGTTTCCATCAGTGTTCAACATAAGTGGATCAGGGAAACTATTTGCAAAAGTAGTTTTTCCACTGAATGGGGATCCATAAATCCAGATAACTTTCTTCTTGGTTTCTTCCAAGTTTCTTCTTTTGTTTTCAGGTAATAACATGAAATCAATTCCTTTCTCACAAAATTCATTAAATTTGCAATATCTGCATAAAAAAGTTTTATGCTTTGGATAATTGTTTGCTTCCAACAATTCCTTGGTCTGGATAAGGAAGCGGATAACCATTTCAGGATTGTAATCAACCCATGAAAGGTAAGGTTCCAGATCATTCAAATCCATTTGCAATCTTTGTCTATAAGAAGTAAGATCTTCATCTTTGAACTGTTTGCATTTGGATTTTGGTACCATCAGGAATGCCATTGAATCAATCTGGCAGTCAGGATGATTCTTTTCATAAAAGTATTTGTATAAATGAAGCTGATCTGATTTCAGATAGTTTTCCAAGTTGTTGGAATACTTGAAGTCATAAAGTGTGAAATGCTTGATTCCACCTTCTTCTGATATAGGAACCAGAAGATCAATGAATCCATGAAAATGTTCATCACTGATTTCAACTTCATGAAATCCTGAAGGCGCAATTTGTCTTGCCTTTGGAATCATTGTTTCAAGCTTAATTGCTTCATTTACATGGGCATCTGTAATGATTGGATAATTTGCATAGTATTCTGCAATTGCTTCATCCAGTCCCACTTCAATGCCTGTGTGAAGGGCAGTGCCAAGGTACAAAGCATTGTCAGGCGCATCATCAGGAATAGTGTTCAATCCTTCCACATATTGCATTTCAAATTGCCTTGGACACTTTGTAAAGCTTTCAACCCTGCTGTGGGACATTTGCATATGATCACTCCTTTCACTAATTCTTTGAAGGCATCAAATCCTTCTGGATATAGAATCCGACCGATTCCACCTGATTCATTGATCATCTTTGTGTTCTTCTTCTGAATATCTGAAGGTCTTCCAGTTGAAGACTTCAGTTCCACAGTCATGAAGAAACCATTGATGCAGACAATCAGATCTGGAATTCCTTCTTTCTGAAACCCACCACCCCAGATCTTTGTGAACCAACCCTTGATTGGTGTGATCATTTTATGATCTGGTGTTCCTGCTTGATATATGCCGCAGTTAGTCAGGAATTTTTCAACCTTCTTTTCAAACTGTTTTTCTTGTGCCATTGTTATTTCACTTCAATCTTCACATAAGCTTTGACAGTAGAAGTCTTTGAATACTTCTTGAAAATGTCAGGTGCTTCTTCTTTAAGCTTCTTTGA